AGAAATCAGACTACTATGCAGTTCTTAGGAACTCCTGAGATGTATAAATTAAATGTTGGAGATATAGTAGATTTAACTTATGCAGGTTTAGGATTTTCAGGAAAAGTTTGTAGAGTAGAGGCGTTAGAATTACAGGCTAGTGGCTTGGTTGCTGTTAGCTTAATAGAATACTTTGATGTCTATACATGGGAAGTACCACCTCAAGAGCCAGTAGAAGAATTAGCGAACTTACCTTCTGCTTATGCGGTTAAAGCTCCAACAGGATTATCATTTACTGATAGTAATGCTAGTTCTACCGACAGGCCATTTATATCTTGGAATATACCAACTGATTTTCCTGATGCAGAATATAGAATTAATGTTGTAGATTCTTCAAGCAATCAAGTCTTAAACAAGATAGTTGATGTAAATAACGCTGATCTAAATTTTTTGCCTACAGGAACTAATTATGTTGCTAGCATAACTTCTCTCAATACTTTAGGTACTGAATCTTCACCAGCTACTTTAACTTTTACTGTTGGAGATGCTCCTGTTGGTCTTGGGGATGTTCAAGCAAATGTAATTACAGCTAATGAAATTAATGTAACAAACCTTTCTGCTATATCTGCTGATCTTGGTTCTATTACAGCAGGTGATATGAATATAGGCTCAGGAAACTTTACTGTTTCTTCGTCAGGGTTTATGACTGCAACTGGTGCTACCATATCAGGTGGTATTACAGCCACTTCACTTAATGTAACTAACGCTACTGTTACTGGTACTTTAGATGCTAGTGTTATTACTTTAAATAATGAGCCTTTAGACAATGTATTAACATACACTGAAACAGGTGGTATTGGTTTATTAACCTTAAACGAAGGTGCTGCTATTGATGGTGATTTTGTTGTAGCTGGTAATTTTGAAGCTACAGGAACACAACCTGATTTAATAGTTGGTAAAGTTACTGGAATATCAAGTGATACAGTACAAGCAGATGCAATACTAAGAAGTTCAACAGGTAGTGGTGGTTTTAGAATACAGGCAGGCTCAGGAAATACGCAAGTTGTTGGATTGGTCTATGATGCTGTTGGTGGTACAACCTTATCAGCAGATGGCGGAGCAAGTGGTACATTTAAAATAAATGCAGATGGTGCTTTGGCTGTAACATTTGACTCATCACAAAACGCTACATTTACTGGAGAGGTTACAGCAGATGCCTTAGGCTTACCTTCACAAACACCAAGCACTACAACTAACAAATTATATAACGTAGGTGGTTCTTTATACTTTAATGGTTCTGCTGTTGGTGGTGGTGGAACTGGAGACATAACAGCAGTTACAGCAGGTACTAACTTAAATGGTGGTGGTACTTCAGGTGCTGTTACTCTTAACCTTGATACTGCACTAACAGGTTTAACAAGCATAGCTTTATCAGGAAATATGACAGTAACAGGAACTGTTGATGGTAGAGATATTTCAGCAGATGGCTCAAAATTAGATGGCATAGAAAGTGGTGCTACAGCAGATCAAACGCAAGCACAAATAAATGCACTAGGTATAACCGCAATAGGTTTATCAGGTAGTCCAAATATTACAACAGGAACTATAAATTCAGGTGCTATAACTGCAAGTAATATTACTTCTACCTCTAATTCAGGAAGTGCAAGTATATACATAAACTCAACAAGACCAACTTTAGGTTTTACAGACTCAAACTCTTTTTCAGATCCAAATGATATTTATTTGATAAGAGGAACTAGTGGCAACAAATTACAGTTTCAATTTTTTGATAATAGTGCAGGAAGTACAACTGAAACTTTTAATATAGACAATTCAGGTAACGCTACCTTTGCAGGAACTATTTCTTCAGGTGCAATTACAAGTAGTGGTATAGATTCTACAGATGGTTTTATGACCTTTGAAACTTCAGACACAAATGGATATGCAAGATTCACTGCTGCAAATGGCTCGGCACAATTAGGTTTATTTAGAAGCGGCAGTTCTGTTGGAGGTATGTATATAGGAGCAGATTCAAATGGTCTTGAATTAAGAAATTCAAATTTTGCAGTAAGAGCAACTTTAAGTCCTACAGGTGTATTTAATGTAGTCAACGCCTATCAATTAAATGGCACTACAATCGTGGATTCCTCAAGAAACCTAACTAATATAGGAACTATATCTTCAGGGGCAATTACAAGTAGTAGTGCTGTTACAGCAGTTTCATATGGTTCTCCAGCTAATACTCAAACACTTTACAATGGCTTTAATGGTGTCCCAATGGTACAAGGTGTGAATGGAGCAGCTTATTACCATGGCTCAGACAATGGTGGGTATGGTATTGTCATACAAGGCGGACACCCTATATGTAAATCAGTCAAAATAGGTTCGGTTAATGCAGGAACAACAGTAATAGATTCCTCAAGAAACCTAACTAATATTGCTGATGCAACTGTAACTAGAATTAAAGTAGGTGGGAATTTTGGCAACTATCCAATTTCTGTTAGTAGCAATCAAAAATATGCTATTGGCTTTAGGAATACAGGTGCTACAAATGGTTCAACAAATTATCCATGGTTAGCACATGAGTCTGATAAATTTATAATACATTGGAACGGTATTGGAGATAAATGGAGTTTAGACCAAAGTGGTAATAGTGTTAATTCAGGCAACGTAACAGCCTTTTCAGATGAAAGATTAAAAACTAATATACAAACACTAGATAGTAAAAAAGCATTACAAATGCGTGGTGTTAGCTTTATTAAAGATGGTGTTGAAGGTAGTGGTGTTATAGCCCAAGAAATAGAAGAAATAGCACCTGAATTAGTAATAACAGCAAATGATGAAATGGGTACTAAATCAGTAGCTTATGGCAACTTAGTTGGATATTTAATAGAAACTGTTAAAGACCAACAAAAGCAAATAGATGAATTAAAGCAGAGGTTAGACAATGACTCTAGCAACTAGTGGAACTATGTCTATTGGTGGTAGTACCCAAGATAGATCAATTAACTTAGAGCTAAAAAGAGCAGCTACAGCTACATCCAATATGAATGAAACTAGTCTTAGGGATTTAGCAGATGTATCTTCAGGTGCAATATCTATGTCTAACTTTTATGGTAAAAGCATATATAAGTTTCAAGCAGTCAATACATTGCAGCAAAGCGTTTTTTTTGGTCAAACCTTTACAGGATATGCACCCAACATAGCAGGTAATACTTTAGGCTCTACAACAGATTCTACTTGCGATTTATATAGTAATACGCCTACTTGGGGTCTTTACCATGTAAATACTAATAATACCTTTTTCTATATATATGATACTGTTGGAACTCCAACAGGTAATGCAGGTTGGACTACCTTACATATATATAATGGCCAACAAAATACACATGGTTTAAATACTTACAACACTTTTACAAGATCAAGTCTAAGTTACACCTCGCAGGGAGGAGCAAGGTTTTGGGATTTAGGAGTTACTGCATTTTCTATATCTGACGTTTGGGTAACAGTAGGATTCATAGAATGAATTATGAAATTATAGAAATAGAAGGAATAAAGTTTTATATGGCTACAAGAACATCAGATGGAGCTATATTTGAAGTGCCTTGCATTTTAGATGCAGATGGCAATATTGATAATGAGGCTACACAAAATAAAATGGAGCAACATATAATAGAATCTGATGAATTAGTAAATTATATAGGAGAATAGAATGGCAATAACATTAACAAGAACAATACAAAGAATAGAAACATATCCAGCAATGGAAGCACCTGAAGGCGAAACAACTTACCCGACACTTATGGTTGTTTACAATGACTTATTTGATGATGCTGATGATGAACAATTACCAGTAACAGCAACTAAGGTTTTACACTTTAGTAAGGGAGATGATGTATCAGGAGAAGATGAATTGGTACAAACAATAGCTACTGCTATTTGGGCGTAAGGCATTTATCAAATGCAAATGTAGGTATAAAATTAGTAGAAATAGGAATTTATTATGGCACAACACGATTACAACATAGCTAACCAAACAGGTGCAAATTTTAGAGCAGATTTAAACAATGCTTTAGAAGCTATTGCTACTGTTAATAGCGGAGGAACAGAGCCTTCAACCACATTTGCACATCAATTATGGGTAGATACATCTAGCAGCGAATTAAAGATCAGAAACTCTGATGACAATGCTTGGATTACTACAGGTGTTAGCATTACTGCATCCAATACATTTATTGGCAACTTAACAGGAGATGTTACTGGTAACTTAACAGGTAATGTTACAGGTAATGTTACTGGAGACTTGACAGGTAATGCTGATTCTGCTGATACCTTAAGTACAGCTAGAACTATATCTTTATCAGGTGATGTAGTAGGTTCAGTATCTTTTGATGGTAGCTCTAATATAGATATAGATACAGTTGTGCAAATAAACTCTATTACTTTAGGAACTGATACTACAGGTGATTATGTTGAATCTATGTCAGGTGGTACTGGCGTAACAGTAACAGGTGGAACTGGAGAAGGTTCTACTCCTAGTATTGCTATAGGTCAATCTGTAGCAACCAGTGATAATGTTACTTTTAATAATGTTACTGCTACTAATGAATTTTTTGGTGATATTGATGGTGCTGTAAGATTTACAGCGAAAACAACTGAAGCCTTGTCTAAAGGAGATGTTGTTTATGTGTCAGGAGTGTCAGGCAATACTGCTACAGTAAGCAAAGCTAAAGCTGATGATGCTTCTAAAATGCCTGCATTTGGCCTAGCAATAGAAGATGCTAATGCTAATAACAATTTGCAAATAGTTACGCTTGGTAACTTAATGAATATAGATACTTCTAATTTCTCAGAAGGGCAAATTTTATATGTATCTACAACAGCAGGCGAATATACAACTACAATTCCAAGTGGAGAATCATCACAAGTACAAAACATAGGTAAGGTCTTAAGAAGTCATGCTGTTAATGGTTCAATTAGAGTAGGTGGTGCAGGAAGAAGTAATGCTACTCCTAACCTAAACAATGGCAATATATTTATAGGTAATGCTTCTAATCAATCAGTTACAGCAACACTTGATACTTCTATAGTTGTTGAGAATACTAATCTTTACTATACAACAACAAGGGCAAATACAGATTTCGATACAAGATTAGCTACTAAAGATACAGGTGATTTAACTGAAGGTAGTACAAATTTATATTACACAACAGCTAGAGCAAATACAGATTTTGATACAAGACTTGCAACTAAGTCTACAACTGATTTAGCAGAAGGCACTAACCTATATTACACAACAGCTAGATTTGATTCTGCTTTTACATCTAAAGATACAGATGATTTAAGTGAAGGAACTACTAATTTATATTACACAACTACTAGATTTGATTCTGCTTTTGGTAATAAAACAACCTCTGATTTAACAGAAGGTACTAATTTATACTATACAGATACAAGGGCAAATTCAGCTATAGATGCTAGAGTCACTAAAGCATTTGTTGATGCTCTTAATATACAAGCAGCAAGTGTAGATGCTAATTCAGTAACACTTGGAACTGATACTGTTGGCAATTACATTCAAACTATTACAGGTACTGCAAACAAGATCACTGTATCAGGAAGTGGTAGCGAATCAGCAGACGTAACTTTAACACTACCTGATGATGTACAAATTGCAGACAGCTTAACAGTAGCAGGTAATTTGACTGTTAATGGCACTCTAACCTCACTAGACACAACCAATTTAGATATAGAAGATAACCTATTCCAACTAAACGCAGGTCTTACAGGAAGTCCTGTTAATGACTCAGGTATGCTTATTAATCGTGGCAATTT